CCCTAGCAACCGTAGGAACCAGGTACGAGGTGAGGCAAAACAAAGAGGTTCTTGAGAGGGCTCTTGCCGTGGTAGGTGCATCTAATGGCGATGCCGTGATTGATACCTGTGGAGCACTGCGCGGAGGAGCCAGGTTCTTCGCAACGATTGACCTTGGAGCCATCATCATTGACCCGGCAGGAGTAAATGACAAGATTGGACGCTACCTAGTGGTGTCGACCGGACATGACGGTGTGTGGCCGATTAGGTACGCAAACACTGACATTAGAGCCGTATGTAGCAATACTGTTGTTCTCGGCCTCCAGAGAGCACAGCGGGTATTTACCGCACGACACACACGCAATGTCGACCTAGCGATGGATGACGCACGAACGGTTCTCAACCTCTCTACCGCGTGGTCAGAGGCCTTTACGAAGGAAGCCGAGCGGATGCTACGTATTAACACGAACCCTGCAAATGGAAACGTAGACAAGGTCCTTAATGGTCTCTTCCCAATCAAGTCTTCAGAGTCCGACAGACAGCGCCGCAGACGTGAAAGTATTCAAGAAACAATTAGAACACTTTACTTAAACGAGAAGAACGCGGCAAAGTACGGGCACAATGGCTGGTCGCTTTGCAACGCTATCGGTGAGTATTTAGACCACTATCGTGAGTCAACACCGGCAGAAAGAGCTGCTGCAAGTATGGATGACACTTCTCATGCAACCCGCATGAAATTGCAGGCCTACAACCTGGTGTTATCATTGAGTTAATGAGTAATGAAGGCTTTGATGGCGAAGATGACTTTATGGAAGACGGCTTTAATGGTGAGTCGTTTATGGAGCAATTGCTTAGTTTTAAGCCATCTATGTTGGACGCTTCCAACGACGACGATGGCATATTTAACTCTCTAAATGACATAGCCCAGTTCGTTAAAGAGGCCTATGGCGACTCCGGCATGTACACATTGATGTGTGCCATAGAGGCGCAGACCGGGTGGAGCCTCGAGATTGTCTCGACCAAAGGAGACCTTGAGCAAGCCCTGTGGGAAGATTACGGAATCTTTGACGAAGCAGCATGGCTAAAAGCTCGCAACTCACAATACTGGGACATGATGGTGAGAGAAATCTACACTCTGTCGAGCGTCTGGAATAGATATATCGTTGCATCTGTTGCGGAAAAGCCTGTACCATTCAGCATTCGAATGAAACACGCATGGCGGGTGTTGACACGGCGCTTCTAGTGCTTTAGTGTCGCTCAATCGCGGCAAGGAGCATCATGCAAATAGACAGTCCTCCACGCAACGGAGCTTGCTTTGGGAAACCTGTTTCGTGGTTCTTCCCTGATACTCGCACTGTCGGCATAACCAAGAACGCCAGAATGGCTCTAAACATCTGTGCAGAGTGTTCCGTCAAGCAAGAATGCGCAGAGTATGCGCTTAAATGGGAACTGCATGGCATCTGGGGAGGACTCACTGAGCGCCAGCGAAAAGTAATTCGCAATGAGCGCGGAATTATGCTAGAAACTCCCGGCTACCAAGACCCATCTTTAATGAGGATACGTCCATGACACAAACACCTGTAGAGAACGTGCTAAGTAAGCTTCGCAACGTAAAGAAGGCTGGTTCAAACTGGCACGCAAGCTGCCCGTGTCGTGTTGACGATGACAACCCATCGCTGTCTGTTAAAGAAGGTGACGATGGACGTGTGCTGATGTCCTGTCACTACGGTTCGCCATGCAACGTGACTCAAATCTGCGAAGCAATGAAGATTAAGGTCAAAGACTTGTATCCACCCGAGAAGCAGGTAGCAGTAGCATCCAGTGCAAAGCGCAACAAGCTCGTAAAGGCCTATCCGTACTGCGACGAGGATGGCCTCCTGCTTTTTGAAAAGCTTCGCTACGTTACGGAAGATGGCAAGAAGACATTCCGCCAACGCCGTCCTGACCCGTCAAACCCAACCAAGTATCTGTACGACCTTGATGGAGTGCGCAAGGTTTTGTACAACCTTCCGGCAGTGGTTAAAGCAGTCAAAGAAGGCGAGCCCGTATGGATTGTTGAAGGCGAGAAAGACGCTGACACTTTAATCAGTATGGGCATCACTGCTACGACAACAACGCTCGGTGCAGGGTCATGGGAAGCAGAGCACACCCGTCCTCTTATTGGCGCGTACATTGAGATTATTGCAGACAACGACAAGCCCGGTATTGAGCACGCTATCGATGTTGCGACAAAGCTTCGTGCAGCAGGATGCACTGTGAACACTTGGGTTAGCAAAGACTTCAAGGATATCTCTGACCACATTGGTGCCGGCAAAGAGTTTGATGAGCTTTCCGAACTTGGTGAGAACGGAGAAGTCGTAGAGCCTGACCTTGCGAGCGATTTCGTAAAAACAGTTCGCGACAAGATGCTTGATGTCTTCAAGAACAATGACCTTGACGACTCGCAGGTGTTTGCGCGCCTTGCTGTGATTCTTGGGAGTGCCCCAACAGAAACCAAGCGTGCAGATGATGGTCGTCTTGTCAAGTGGTCTGAGTTCATTCAGGAAGAGATTGACGAGAGCTACCAGTGGGTTATCCCTGGCGTAATCGAGAAGCAGGAACGAGTTATCGTCGTCGCGGCTGAAGGTGTTGGTAAGACAATGTTGGCTCGCCAGATTGCAATCTGCTGTGCTGCCGGTATTCACCCGTTCACTTATCAGCGCATGCCGCGTGTACGAACACTTACTGTCGACCTTGAGAACCCGGAACGCATCATCAAGCGTACGTCTAGCAAGATTATGTCTGCAGCTATTGGACGCGGGTTCACAGACGACGTTGATGCTCACTTGTTGATTAAGCCAGATGGTCTTGACCTGTGCAGTAAGGAAGATAGGGCGATGCTTGAAGCCCACATTGAGCGAGTTAAGCCTGAGCTAATTTGCCTCGGTCCTCTCTACAAGTCCTATATCGACTCAGGCACCCGTACATCAGAAGCTTTGGCTATCGAGGTGGCTCGCTACCTTGACCAGATTCGTGACGTTTATGGATGTGCGCTATGGCTTGAGCATCACGCCCCTCTCGGCTCCATGGGTTCCCGAGACCTTCGCCCGTTCGGTTCGTCTGTTTGGTCTCGCTGGCCTGAGTTTGGCCTCGCGCTACAACCCGACCCGACCGCAACAGAGGGATTCGTGTACGAAGTGCGCCATTTCCGAGGTGCTCGTGACGTACGTGAATGGCCTACTAAAATGAAACGAGGAACTCTTTTCCCATTTGAGGTCCTCGAATTCATGAAAGTCGATTAGTTATGGCAAACAACAATGCTCTGTCCAGGGAGTTCCTGGCAGAAAGAGACCTACGAATCTTCAAGATGAGACAGGCTGGAGTGGCAATTACAGAGATTGCCAGACGTTTCAACATGAGCTCATCTTCGGTCAACGCCTCTATAAGACGTCAGCTCGAGAAGATGAACAGAGAGGCTCTCCTTGCCTATCCAGAGGTACTCAGGCTTGAGCTAGAGCGTCTAGACGCCCTGCAGCAGTCCATCTGGCCAATGACGCAGCACAGGCGCGTTACGACAGAGGATGGCACAGAGATGAACGTAGAGCCCGACATGAAGGCAATTCAGCAGGTTCTGTCAATCATGGATAGGCGTTCAAAGCTTCTTGGCATGGAGCAGAACAGCATAAATGTCCACATGGATATAAATGCCCAGCAGATACCGGTACGAGCAAGCCTCTCTGGAGCAGAGAAAGACACAGTTGCCCTGTCTAACTTCTCGCCCGAGAATGAAGCCCGTCAGCTTCTTGAGATTATGGGCCGTTCAGGAGTTCTGCCTAGAGAGACCGTAAATGCAATACTCTCTGGTGGAGAGAAACAGCAAGACATAATCGATGCCGATGTTGTTGACCCGGAGGAAAACAATGAGCAATGACGAGAACATCGACAACATAGAGGCTGCGATGGACAAGCTTGCTGAAACGCTTGAGCCAACCCGCAAGCCCGGAACAGGCTCTACTCCCGGTGAACCAGCAATGAAGCAGGTAATCATCCGAGCAACGGAGTTTGACCAGGAAAGATGGAAAGTGGCTGCCGAAAAGCAGGGCGTTTCGCTAGCTGAATTCGTCCGTCGTGTTTGTAACGACGCTAGTTCTCGTGAACTTGACTGTCCTCACCCGCCGCACATGCGCAAGGTTTATCCGTGGTCGGAAAAGTGCACCGCCTGTAATAAGCGAATTCGTTAATACCCTGAAATCTTGTCGTCAAGCTTGTTAAACAAGCGCTGATTAGAGTTCATCAACGCTGCATTCGCACGTCGTTGTGCGTTGAGAAGGGCGTCTTTGCGCCTAACCATTAGCCCCAAGGCGATGATTGTGATTATTGCTGCTATGTCTGCTGTTGTACGCATGTAAGAGAAAATAGCAAAAGCCCGGAGGTATTTGGTGGATACCTCCGGGCTTTTGTGTTTTGCCTATTTTACAGGGCAAGCTCCGGTTGAGCAGTTGTCCAAATCAAGCTCTTCGTCGAATGCATCTGGAGCAATAGCCACAGAGAAGTCAATCTTGCCGAGAAGCTTCTCGTAGGAGGCCTGGTCAATCTCCTCGTACGGAGGAAGAGGGAAGTTGTGGTCTGCGTGAAGCAAGAACGACACCGACTTAACACCCGTGTCATAGTTGTCTGCAAGCCATGCCTTGATAGATGGAAGCTCTTCCTTGCGGTAGTAGACGGTGACCGATACTGCGTTGTCAGCCCACTCTGTCTGCATCTTCTTTACCCATTCAAGTTGCTCAAGGGCTGTCATCTCGGCAGCGAGAACAGAACCCTCTGGAGACTGGCATGGGAACTCGACTACGTAGCGACTGTGGTCTTCACGTCCATCGATTCCGATGTCCCAAACAACCTTGTACCCACGCTTGCGACATGCATCAACAAGTGGGTCTGCTGCACCGAAGCGAACGCGGCGAATGTAGTAGCGAGCAAACGCTGGGTGTACGCCAGGCGTAACGCCAGGAAGAAGTGACAAGGTACCCGAAGGCTGAACAGTCGTGAGACGAACAGACACTGGAAGGTTGTTGGCCTTTGAGTAAGCAACGTCGTAGTCACGAAGGTGCGTGTACGCAGGGTCAAGCCATGAAAGCTGTTCTGCAGAAGCCTGAAGGATTCCGGTAATTGACTGTCCAAGTCGAGCGTTCTTGCGAACGATTGCAGACGTCTTCTCGTATGGGTAATCCATGCGTGTGATGTTCTTCTGCGTCTTGTAAAGAAGCTCGCTGATTTCCTTGAACTGCTCTAGCGACTCAATGTTTGGAAGGAACAGTGTTGCAAGGTTGCACGACTCACCATCAGCAAGTCCAATCTCTGCACATGGGTTAAAGCCTTCGATTGAGTTGTCTGTACGAACTTCACCAAGGCGACCGAACTTACGAGCAAGGCGGCGGTTAACGAGCCCGTATGGCTCACCCGTTCCGTCATAGCCCTTCCAAAGCTCTGCTTGAATCTCGTCGTAGTAATCGGCATAGATGCTGTTGTTTGAGTTTGCACGGTAAGCAGGGATGTTTCCGCTACCCCAGTTCTTTGCACGCAAGAACAGGACGTCGTCTGGGTCGCCAATCGCAATCTGTGCAGAGCGACGAGAAGAACCCGATACGACAATCTTGCCGATGATGTTGCAGATGTCAAGAACGTCGATAGAACGAAGCTTCTTGCCAATTCGGTTGTCCATTACTTTGCAGATGTCTGCAATGCCTTCGATGAGCGCGCCAGGTCCGCTTGCTGTTCCACCAAACGTTTTGAGTGGTGCTCCAAATTCGCGAATCAAAATTGTGGAGTAAGAGAACGACTTGCCAGTTTCAAAGTACGACTTCAACACGCTGTGAAGAAGACGACGCCATCCCTGACGAGAGTCCGGAACAATGATGTCTGCATCGTTGCTACGTTCGTGAGTGATAGACACACCCGTCTTCACTTTTGGAAGTTCGTGAATCTTCGAACGCTCCACAGAGAAGCCAACGCCTCCACCAAGCATGAGGTAATCAAAGAGAAGCTCGAAGTCTTCAATCTTTTCGATGTTGGTGAAGTAGCAGTTGTTAAGAGAGGTTCCGTTGAACTGCTTTACCAGTGGTGTGCCGAGCTGCCAGAGCGCACGACCAGAGAAGAGGCAACGAAGATTGAACATGTGGTCAAACAGTGTTTCTGCTTCTTCTTGCGTGTAAGGAACGCCCACATTCACTGCGCCATCAATTACGCGGCGAATCGTTTCAATGAATGACTCATTGCGCTCAGCGCCTTCAATCTTGCGACTGTAGGTGCGAAGAAAAACGATTTCTCCAAGGCCACCAAAGCCCCATGGAGGTGTTTGCGTCTTGTATTTAGCAATGAATTCGTCGGACAGGATTGACATATAAACCTCTTGTTTTATTGAGTGGACAACGATTGTACACCGATGTACCCGAAGAGTAAAGCCTAAATAATCCCTAACTCTTTTGCCTTTTCGACTGTCACATATGAACCCGCACGAGCAACAAGAATTTTCGCTTTTGTAAATGGAGTTATCTGCTTTTCTTCAACTATGTCTTTTTCCACAAGTATCTTGTGGTCTTTGGACAAAGAGCCAAGGGATGTGGAGACGCCAATTATGTGTTCTGGCTCAGCAGTGGGCGTCGTACAATCGCCACCTAAGTGTCCGCACACAATGCATGGTTCACGATTTGCTCGGAAGAAAGGGATATCCCCAAATAGCATTTCCGGCGTGTCACTCATGGGACAATATTAGAGCAATAAGTGGGTTGCCTGGGACTCGAACCCAGAACCTGCGGATTAAAAGTCCGTTACTCTGCCAATTGAGTTAGCAACCCGTATTAACGAAGCGTAATAATCACGATTACAGCAACCGTCCACCACAGTATTGCCGCGTATACAAAGTTCTTTAGTGGATTCATGGTTTATCCCCTCCGGTAGGGTTTCGCCGGCAAGGCAGGATTCGAACCTGCGGCCTTCGGATTAGAAGTCCGTTGCTCTATCCAGCTGAGCTACTTGCCGATTTCTAATTATGCCCCTATGATGACCCGTAGTCAAGCAAAGGGAGAAATAATGCCTCGCAAACCAGTACCACACGCAATCCGCTTTCCGGACTACGGAATCCCAAATAGCGTAGTTCAAGCGGGTTCATCGGCACAGAAGATTCTGTACTTCGCACTCTTTAAGAAGTGTGCATTCAGCTATGAGCAACACATGGCATTCCGTATCAAGCAAATCCGCAAGGACCTCTGGCTTCATGGAATGAACAAGATGGTAGGACTCGGCTACATGGCCGAAGCAGGGAATGGCGAATACATCATTACTGTGTCGGGTGCCGATGCTGTACGTCGCATTGGCAATAGGAACGCAACACGGCGTTCAAAGGCAAACGAGTCTAAGGACGCTTGAACCAAGCAAGGACGCGCTTACGAAGCGTCTTTGACTTGATGTCATTTGCTGTGATTAGTTCAGCAACATAGCTAAACGCTGCCTGAGGAGCGATACCCGAAACACTTGTGATTAGTTCGCGTGCTTCTGTCACAGCTTCTTCAACACTGTCAACAACATCATTGACTTCTGCTTCTACAGACTCAATCTGCTTTGCCTTAGCTGGACGACCTGGCTTCTTCTTAGCTTGTGCTGGCGTAGTTGCCTTCTTAGCTGCTGCTGTTTTGCCTGCTGCCTTCTTGGCTGGTGCCTTCTTAGCTACTGCTTTTTTCTGTACTGGTTTCTTTTTTGCTGCCATAAACGAGACAATATCACCCGTATTGCACCCGTAGTGCATGTGTCTAAAGTAGCCTTTCGTAATGGAAGACGTTCTGAGAATAGAAGACACAATCGATAAGGTGGCATTCGTCTTAGAGTCTGCATCTATAGCCAAAGAGATGGTTGTCAAGGACGCCGGCATTGGTGAGGACTTGACCTTCGGTCTCTATGCATGGAGAGACGATTGCTTGGTAGCTATTATTCAAATGGAGCCTGAGCACATGTGGACGGACAGGTACGAACGCTTCAAGAAGCTGACTAATGCTGTGTGCATATTGCGCAAAGGGTGGGGTGCCGATGAGTTCACTCTCGTAGCTGAAGGGTATTGCAGCACTAACCCGGAAGCCACCCGTGGGCTTGAGTTGAGCGATGCGTTCACGACCATGGATGAGGTTCGTTCGTGTCTTACCTTCACTCATGTCAACGAGAACGAGACAGCGATAGTGACACGTCCTTACAGGCTGACATGGCCACGTAAGGTGGAGTATGACGAAGAGATGTACTATCCTGGCGAGTCGATACTAAGACGCAACGATGGTGTGATACCTGCGATGATGCTACGTGCGATAGACAGCGTTGAGCCTGATGTGATTCCTGAGGATGATGCCGCGTATCATGAGGCACTAAGCGATGGACTGCTAGACGAGGGGTTCTCGATTAGATGCTTCTAGTACCTTGTTGCTTGACAGGTAGGCAGTAGGTATGTCAGAGCTTCAGTGGTCTTGGCTGTTGGCATTCATGGGTATTACTGGAATGTACTTCGTTGGCAAGAAGAGGTGGGAAGCTTTCCTCTGGCTGATTGTGATGGAGTGCCTGTGGATTGTGTTTGCTATACAGACCAAGACGTATGGCTTCATAGTTGGCTCTGTTGCCTACATGGTTGTGTATACGAGAAACGCAAAGCTATGGAGAAGCAGTGATGCCAAGAGTTGACTTACCCGGTAGCTCACCCGTATGCTCTAAGTCATGAGCGACTACGACAAAGACGACTTACAGAAGGACCTGTACCTGATGGTCAAGGCTGGACTGCTAGACATCAACATGCGAGAAGATGGGCAGTGGTTATACAGTGCAAGCGAAGCTTCTAGGAACATGACAGAAGAAGAGAAGATGGCTATCATCTCTCGCTTAGACGACTTCGACACTGAGGATTAGAGTCACCCGTAAGCTCACCCGTGATGCAGTTTGAGCAGCGCCCTCACCATCGCCGGCCTACGACCTAAGGTTTCATTGGGATATCAGCAGAGCTGAGCTTATGCTCGATGTGTCCAACGATTGCTGACAAAGGTATAGAGCCTGCATAGGTGAAGCACTTGATGTCGCCTGGGTAGAACGATGAAGAGAAGTCTTCGCTAGACATGTTAAGCAGCGAACTATCTAGGTCAGCGATGCGTACCTTGATTGCTACACCTGTATTGAACTTGTCGAATGCAGGTGCTGTGATGCTTTTGCCTTCGAATTCAAACTCTGTAACACCATTTAGGCGTACACCACCTGTCATGTTGATGAAACCTATGGCATAGATATCACGATTCACAAGCATGATAGGTACATCACTATCATGTGCAATGCCTTGCTCTAGTGCTTCAGCTACCTTGTCTGGCCAGGTAGGAATGTATAGGTACTCAAGCGTGTCGTTGATTGTCTCTGCCATCGCCGGCTTATCTCCAATAGTTAATGTATTCAGTAGGGTACAGGCTAGTCGGCTGTCCTATGTATGTCCGGTACCCGTGGGCGTATATCTCGCAAATTTTTTTCGTACGCCCAATTCGGGGGGGAAGACATGAGACAGTGCTCCATAGCAATCCGCTAATAGATTTATCAGAACCATCTCCGGTCGTCGGCTGGTCGTGATTGCTCAGGTGGTACTCGCTAGAAGTAGTCATCCATCGGCGGTAGTTCCTCGCCGGCGAAGAGTATGTCTCGCAGCACTGCGGCTATACAGTTGCTTAAATGAAAGGCGTCTTCGGCTTCTTGTATTTTCCAATGTGGTTCATGTGAGTTTTGTAGCTCAACCATCTGTCGCTGCCAGTGCTTCGCGGTTAGGTCGTGTTCGTTATACGCGTTGTGAAGCGCCTGGTAAGCATCTGCGGCTTTTGCTTCGTCTGTCTTCATGGTGTGTATTCCTCTAGTGGATTTCTACAAGTACGCGGTCTGTTACTCGTTAGATTTAGCGGATTTTATGGCAGCCATTATTTTGTCGATACGTCCCCAGAGCGTCGGCCATTCGGACCGGTGCTTGTTCATGACTGAACGGTGGAATTTTGGCGATTCGCCTTCGTTCGTGATTGCTTCTGCGAGGTCCTCGGCAAGCTTCTTCCACTTGTCGCGGTCGCGCTCCATGTCGATGAGCATCAGTTGGAACTCGATAAACGAGACTGAGTTACCCATGGCTTTTTAGCTTCTGCAGTGCCGCTTCTGCCTCGAGCCACAGATTGCGATAGGTGTCGTTCTCTTTTTGCAGCTGGTCGATAACGGCGTTGAGGGTCTGGAAATTCGTCTCAAGCGCGTTGATTTGAATCATCAGGTCCTCGATGTGGTCCTTCATTGTTCCTGTATCCATCAGGGTGCCACCTTGTTGTTTTCTTTCCAGAATGCGTTCGTGATTGGCATTGCCTGCTCAAAGAACGTCTCGCAGGCTTCCGCGAACTTACGAATCTCGTACTGGGCATCCTCTCCGAGGCGCAGACCCAGGAAGTTCATCAAGGAACGGGCATTAACCGTCCAATAGAACTCTGTATAGGCTCCTACGGGGATTACAGCCCTCGCAAGCTCCTTGGCTACCCCTTGCTCCATCAAAGCCTTGTACGTCGCCCAGGAGGCCTCATAGGAGGACTGCATCATGAGCTCGATAGACGCACACTTGGCATCGTCCTGGATTGGCTCGAATGTGTAGCTCCCGGGTTTTCCGGTCTGGCTGCGCATGTCTTCCCAGTCGGGGATGTAGAACTCCTCAATCATCTCGGAATAGCGTCCTGAGTACTCGTTGAACGAGCCGATTCGGTGGCGGAACCACTCTCGGGCTACGAAGATTGGGCACTTGACGTGGAACATGAAGCTGTTGTGCTCAAACGGTGTTCCGTGGCGATTTTCCATAAGAAAACGAATGAGCTGAACGTCCGCTGGCGTCATTTCAGTGGCTTGCTTTCCGAAAGACACGCGTGCCGCGTTAACAACACTGATGTCCTTGGCCATAGAGTCAACTAACCGGACAAAGCCGTAGTCGAGCACAGTATGAGTATTTCCCATCCATTGGTCCATTAAATTTATCCTTTTGTATTGAAGAGTTGAGAGAGTGGGTTTTTGCCGGCGAAATAACCGCTAGCTACTAGCTTGTAGATAAGCATGTGCGTGAGGATGAACCCCAAAGCAAAGCTCCCCATTATCTGAAAAAAGCTGAGAATCATATTGTTGACTTGTTTAGCTCAAGGCCAAGAGAATTGCAACAGGCACGAGCTTCGTCCGGGGACGAGAATGTTGCGCAGACGTAGTGGGTGCCAGAGCGCTGCCGAACGAGAGCCCATTCGTCCTTTTCTGCGAGCTTGACTACATGGTACGAGTCGTCGCCTTTAATCTGAATGCCTTCAGAAACAAAATCGTAAATCACTATTCTTCTTCTTTCAGTAGGGAGCGGTATGCGTCCACATGGAAAGCACAGCGACAAAGGTTATCTGAGGTGTCACACATAACAACCTCGTACAGGTCGTCTGCAACCTTGCGCCATTTACAGGCATAGCTAGTCTCTATAGCCAATTGCTCGTAAAGCTCGGCTGCATGTTTTCCGCATAGGTTTTGAGGCTCAAATCCTCGGAATTCACATCCGCACTTGGCTTTTTTCTTACGTAGTTTCACTTCTCGCTCATTTCGTCGTATTTAGGGTTTATAAGCATGTCAATAACGTCGTTAGGAAATATAAGGAACCCTTTGGCGGGGTTGTCACTTCCGGCGGCAAATGTGCGCTTTGTTGACTCGTTAAATTTATGCGAATTAAGTCGTAGGTACCGCTTTAATCGGCTTACTGAAACAATGTGAAAAGCTCCGTCGAGGTTGTATTGGTACACCCACCACTTTGCTTTGGTCACGTTTATTCCGGATTCAATCCAGTTCCCACGGGCTCCTGGTTGCTGTTGTGTTTCCACGGCCATTCGCCCATTCCGGTACCGGTCCGTTTTTACCTCGAATGAACCACTGGATATATCGGACAAGAAATCGGATATAAGGCTCTCGCCCTTCAACCCGAATGACAGGTCCTTCTGCCAGTTCGGCTGCGGTATGTCGTAATCGCTGAATTTCATTTTCGTCCGTCACTAATTTCATGTCTTGCCTACAAACTGGGCACTTGCCAATTCCCCGAATCAAGTGGGCGGTATGGATTGGCCAATACCGGCAACACTTAATAAACATAAGCTCTCCGTATTGTTGCTTCATGCTTTCGAGGCTCATGCTGTTGTCACCCAGTCCCATGACCAAATCTGGAAAGGGTGCTTGCCAATTAAACAGGCATACCTATCTGCCTCATACGGGTCAAGCTTTGTTTTGGGGCGACGCTGCCACTTTTTGAGGGTTTTCTCTGAAACATAGAGAACAGACGCCGCCTCTTCAACAACAACATCTGGCCCCATGTGCTCCAGGAGCCGACCAACGTCGAGGCGTGGCTTATTTGTTCGTAGCAACTTCATGCGATGAAGGTACCGCAGATTAAGGAACCTGTCAAGAGGAAAGCCGTATGGCTTACTTGGAATCCTTCTTCTTTTTAGCGTTAGCTTTAATCTTTTTTTCCAACTCTTCTACGGAACTTTTTGCGTCGGAAAAGTTTAGAGCGACGGCTTCGTCTTCACGCTTGAGGTTGTCTTTGCCAATGAACTCGGCGTAGTCCATTGAGGAGTCGCGCCAAAATTTTTGCGTAAGCGCCGACACTTTGTCTGCTTCTTTTTGTGTTTCTGCTTTTTTTGCTGGTGTCATGGCCAGTCCTTTTCGACAAGGTATTCGTACAATTCGGGGAATGCTCTCGCCAGGATAGCGCGGTGATTGAACGCTACAAGGGCTCTAGTTTTCCTGCTTGGTGAAAGGGCTGCCGATAATGTCTCTGCTAGCCATTCCGGCGGGCTAGTGGATGCGTAATCGCTGACTGAAGAGTTCATCATCATTCTGACAAACATCATGTCTACCAAAGCTGCCGTCTGCCAGTCCTTTTTATTAAATAAAGACAACAGGGAATATGCGTCTTTGACCTCTTGCGTAGGGTTTGTCTGCATGTCGAGAGTTGCTTTTGCAAGTGCCCCCGCATGTATTGAGTGAGAAGTTTCGTGCCGAATGGTGCCAATAGGGTGTCCCTGGTCTATGTTCCATGGTCTTGGGCCTGTTCTCATGACTGCATCCATGACCATATCTGTCGATGAAGTGATTAACTCAAACGGGTCTTCAGGAAACTTCTCCATTAGATATTCAGGAGATAGACCCCAGTTGCCGCCAATCCGTCTTTTCCTATCTTGAAGAGCATCTGCTATCTTTTCGCCCTTCTGTATGAATGCATCGTCCCCATACGGCATAACAGCCGATATACCTGCATACATAAGCGTTACTCCGGCTGTAGCTTCAGGGTTTTTGTTCGCTTCTTCGTTAGTTACAAATTTCGGCTTTCCATCTTTGTCCAATATCATTTGAGACCTAAATATGGAAAACTGAGGGTATCCATACGTTTCCGAAAGAATCTGAAGCTCTGGAGACGATAAGTACATTGTCTCAACATTGTTTCGAAGTTGCTCTAAATGCCAAGGGTTAAAATCAGGAGCATAGTTGTTTAGCTTTTTAGATATGTATTCTCTAGCTTGAATTTGTTGCTCTGCATTTACCATTGCCAGGTACTGAGCCTTTGTCATTCTTGTGCCATCTGGGTTAATTGCATCTGGCGAGTTTTGCCAAGCTGTTCCGCTATTTATTTCTGCAAGCCTCTTAATAAACGTAGGATTTTTTTGAACGTAGGTTTCTGCCCCTCTGTCACGCAGCGACTGCATGTCGGCTGGAAACAAGCCACGAGCAATTTCGCGTATTTCACCAAGTCTTTTTGAGTTGTCTTTCATTGAGGAGCTGCCAATAGCACCAGATATTGATGGCTTATTACCTACGAATTTTTCGAACTTTCCTGTGTAGGGGTTGAATGTTTCTATCTGCTCAAGAGTGACGGTCTTTATTTTTTTTGTCGTTCCTCTGTCCTGAACATACGAGGTTGACATCCGTACGAATTTAAATTTTCCTTGAGTAACCTGCTCGGTAACATCGGTTACCCATTCGCCATCTGAGTAAAACTGGTGTTGATACTGTTCCCCAGCGGCGTTGGCTATTTTTGCTCCTGGCATTATTTCAATAACAACGTTTGGAATATCTTCTTCGCCTCTTGTTGCGTAATATGTGGCTGTTCCCTTGTCCGACGTAAACGCAGACAGGGGCATTGTGATAACTCCGCCAAACCCGAGGTTCATTATCTCTTCACCGTTAGTCACGTTGGTGAGGCCTCTATAAATAGGGCGCGAGTTAGTTTCGTTGCCAGAGTTGATGTAACCAAGACCGACAAACGCTGCCTTAACCGTATCTCTTGCTCCAGAAATTTCTGAACGGGCAGGGTTGACAATCTGTCCTGAGCCAAGAAGGTCATGCTCGTGAGTTCCTTCATCGTCGCCTTGGTAGCCAAAAGTTTTTGGCAGGGGCTCATTCATTAGTGATGCCGATGCAAGACGCATACTGTAATTGCCATACCATCCGACCCAGAGGTCATAGGCCTCAACCCACTCGTTGTACGAAGTAGGGTCTACCTCGAACTCAAAGTCGATATCTCCGTACTTGACTTTCACCAAAGACTTCGAAGGGTCAATTTTTGCAACTTCTGTTTCTGTTTTTACTCGACGTCCAACTCGAGGGTTGTCATTTGCCATCGACCCGGTAATGGCTCCAGGGGTGTTTACAGCCTCTCCTCTGTCTATTGTTTTTGAGGTTTCGTCGTTTGTATTTTTTTTCTTACGAGCTCTATTGACTGGAATGTCCTGACCACTTCTTCTTGCCTCGGTAAGAACGTACCTAACCGTGCGCACAGGGATACCCTCTTCTTCCGCTATTTCGGAAGGCTTTTTTTTGTCTTCTATATAGGACTTAAGAATTCTTTCGTTTCGTTCTTCTAGGCCTGGTCTTTTTTCTAAAGACTTTGGCAAGCGTCCTTTTGGTGCCAGTCCCACTAGGCCAGCTGCTCTTGCGTTAGTTAGCACATACTGAACAGTTCTCTTTGGAATGCTTTCTTCTTCTGCTATTTCATCAGTCGTTTTTCCAGAGTTGTAGGAATCGATAATTTTTTTATTTCTTCCCTGTGGCACCATGGCTGTTAAGATTGGCGGCAAATTTTCACCGCCTCCTCTTCTTGATTCGGTTAAAACATATCGAACGGTTCTTAGTGGAAGGCCTTCATCTTTTGCTATTTCCTGAGGTTTTTTACCAGAGAGGGCCGAATCGATTATTCTTTTATTTCGTGCTTTATCTCCTTTTCTTCCTCTTTTTATTCTGTCTGGGTTTCTTAAATTTAATTCCGATGTAATAATATTTGCGACAGTAGTAGCTGATAAATTTTCTTCTTTTGCTATATCTTTAATTTTTTTTCCAGAAGAGCGAGCATCTAGAATTCTTTGATTTCTTCCTTCAGGAACTGGGGGTCCTGGAATTTTGGCCTCATTTGCACGGCCACCTAATCTTTCGATTTGCAAAACATATCGAACAGTTCTTAGTGGGAGATTTTCCTCTTCAGCTATTTCCTGAGGTTTTTTACCAGAGTTATAAGCGTCAGCTATTCTTTTGTTTCGTACTTGAAGTGCTGGATTAGGGGGTCTACCACGGCTTCCCATCGCTCCACTAATTGAGTTTCGTGTTGAAGACCTCGCAGTATTCATTCTCCCGTCCTCACCCGGAAGGCGATACTTCGAAAGAGTCTTTAAGATTTCCCCGGGTCTTACATTTTGCTCCTTGGCGATGCTGTTAACGCTTTTCCCTGCATCATACGCATCTAGTATTTCTTTATCTGCACCTGATGCTTCTATAGTGCTCGCTGGCGCATCCTTTGGGGATGGTTTATTCCTTGTAAATGGAGGAGTTGAGCGCCGAGGTTCAGTTATTTCTCCCCGCTTGCGCGCCTGGTTTATGGTCCAGTTAATAGATGCCTCTGAGACATCTTCTGACTCGGCTATTTGCCTTATGCTGTCGCCATTCTTCCACCTGTCTACAACACGTTTTGCTCGCTCGTTTGCCGCGTCTGTGCGTGTGCGCCCCATTGAGCCAGTTGGCTTGGTCGCTTTTGGTTTTGCTACTGAGGGACGTTCAAAGCGGGTTGCGTCTTGAACCTTGCCGTCGCCGTCAGCATCTATTGCATTGGGGTCAAAACGGTCGATACCCCGAGCGCGTCCAAGAGACGAAACCTTTTTTATAACGCGGCGAGCCA